CAACTTTTGCTGGATTTAAAATTAATACATAATTAACGAGGAAAAACTATGGCACAATTATCAACTAAAATAAAAAAATACTTATCTGCAAATTCTGTAGATGAAGTAGATTTTTTATCAGACGTTCTATTACAAGATGATGGCAATGGTGCTTACATCAAAGAGTGGAATGTTAGTGGTGTTGCAAAACCAACGGATAGCCAATTAGATAGCTATGATACTGCGGCAGACTTAGAAGAAAGACAAAACGCAGTGAGAGCCACTCGTAAAGCGGCTTACAAATCTTGGGAAGAACAGTTGGATATGCAATATGCTGATGAAGCTAACGGCACTACAACTTGGAAAGACCATATTAAAGCTGTTAAAGACGCTAATCCAATTCCTACAGAATAATGTTCGAGTATATATTGTTAATCCAGGTATGTTCTGTGATTGACAATGTATGCTTGAAGTCAACCTTATATCCAAAACCATTATCAACTCACAAAGAGTGTGTTGTGACAGGCTATGAAACAGGACTCGAAATAGCAAAGTCACTTAACACAAAAGACACAAATCAAAAAAAACTATTCATAACTTTTAGCTGCCGAGAGGTAGAAAAACTTAAAACATAAATGGCAATTAAAAACCAGAAGGGTTTAGTGTGCGAGCTCAAAGCACAGGCTAGACTTGCGGACAATAAAGACTTACTTGTATTTATACCTGTGGGTGGGATTGGTCCCGTTGATATTGTAACGCTCAATAAAAAAACGGGTGAATTTCAAGCTTATGATGTAAAGACTATAAGCAAAAGAAAAAAACAAACTTACAGATGTAGACCAGGAGATAAAATACATCGTAAACTTACAGACAAACAAAAAAAAATGGGAGTAAAATTATTATATGTTGACTACGATTAGCGACACAATGGATTTTATAAGGCAGCATGAAGGTAAAGTTAATAAAATATATTCAGATCACCTGGGTTTTAAAACATTTGGTATCGGTCATTTGGTCCAAGAAGATGATATGCTGGAAGAAAATAAAGTATACAGCGAGGAAGTCATTGAAGCGTTTTTTCATAAAGACTTCGACAACGCACTCCGTGGTGCCAAGGCTTTATTAACTGAACAATTAGATGACCAGGATTATCCATTAGAATTATTATATATTATGACTTGCCTGGTGTTCCAGTTAGGTCAGGCAGGGATGAGAAAGTTTAAAAAAATGTTTGCAGCACTTAACATTCCCGACTATGGTCTAGCTGCTACAGAATTATTAGACTCAAGGTTTGCTAAACAAACACCTAAACGAGCACAAGAAACAGCAGAAATGATAAGGAGCCTAGCATGATTTGGTTAAAATTTTTACCTACGATTATTAAAACAGGTGCAGATGTATTTGAAAAAAGACAAGAGACAAAAAGATTAGAAGCTTTGGCAGAACGTAATCACATGGAGAAGATTGCTAAAGGTGAGATAGCATATCAATCTAAGGTCATGGATAAGATGGATAATTCGTGGAAAGATGAGTTGGTACTTATCATTGTTGTACTTCCGATTATTGTTTTAGCCTGGAGTGTATTTAGTGGCGACCCTGAAGCTAAACAAAAATTAGATTTATTTTTTAATTATTTTAATAACTTCCCAGAATTTTATAAATGGTTAGTGTTAGGAATTTTTGGTTCTATCTATGGACTTAAACCCGGTATGGACTTGTTTAAGAAAAAATGAATATAGATGTGAAGTTAATTGTAGGTTTCCTGGGTACCATTTTAATTGGATTATCCACCTGGATACTCGTATCTATTGTTGATCTAAAAGAAAGATCAAGCATGATGCAAGGTGAGCTGCTTGGTATTAACAAAGATATTGGCAGAGTATATAATTATATTAATACTAAATAATATGGATATAAAAGATTTTAAAAAAATGATTAACGATTTTGTTAGCAAGAAAGCTAAGAAAGCTCTAAGTGTATACAGCTATAAACAAAGACAAAGTAGACCAAGAGTAAAAAAAGATATTTTGCGTAATGACTGAGCTTATAGATAAAATTGCATTCTTACTTTTGCCGCATAACTTTGTGCAAGTCTTTGGTTATTGTGTGTGGTATTGGATATTAATATCTATTGTAATTGTATATATATTTAAAAACAAATAATGGCTAAAAAAGTATTACAAACATTTGAACCGAAGACTAAAAAAAAAGTAGGTAGGCATAAAAAGAACTTGTCAAAGTCTGAAAAAAGATCATATAAGAAATACAACAGACAAGGGAGAAGGTAGTATGTCAGATTTAGAAACAAAAGTTGCTCTATTAATGGATAGAGAATCTTCTAATTTTGAAGACGTTATGCATAAGCTGCGTAACATAGAACAATCTAATAATTATATGTATTCAGAAATGAAACAAATTAAATCTAATATCCGTACATTTTTATATGGAGCTGCGATGGCATTCACCGCTGTTCAATCGGGTGTTATAGAATTTATAAAACAATCAATGCAATGATCGATAAGATATTTAAAAAATATTTAATTGACTTTAATCCGTGGAGGTACCAGATATGAGATTATTTTGGAAAACGTTAGATAAGTTTGCTTGCTGGGTTTCTAACAAATGCTGGCAGAAACTTTATAACAATAGAAAATACTGTCAATGTTCTAAAAAATAGCTCCTGAGAGCCTCATTTTTTGACGAAACTATCCTTCAATGACCCTAGCTGCCTAGCTAATTCAGTCTTATATGGAGTATATTTTTTCCAGTAAGTCGTAGCTTTGTCTCTAAGCTTGTCACACAACCTACCATATTTAATAAAACAATCATGTTCTTTGGACCCATGACAAAAATGTAGAAGTTCTTTTGTTATTGGGTGGCGCTCTATTCCTACCACCCAGTAACCATTCTTGCTTGTGAGTTCTCTATTACAATAAGAACACTTGCCACAAACAAATTCTTGTTGTTGTTTATTCCTGGACAACGATATTCGCCTTGCTTAAAATTTCTCCGTGCTCTGGCAAAGGTGAAGTAAATACTTTGTGTGTATCTACAAAATCATCCAGCTTACAATCTAATATTTTAGACAAAGCAACTGCCATAATAAATGCTGCTTTATTTTTAGCTGCCATATACTTTTGTATTTGTTGATATGAAAAGCTAGGATAATTAAAGTATTCGCAAACTTTATCTGCTAACGCTTGCTGGGTCATACCTTTTTCTTTTGTTATCCTTTTTAAATTAGCTGCAAAGACAGAATTAATATCTTGTGCAACAGGTGTATGATGTATTGATGTAAGGTTCATTATTTTTTACCTCTTCTAGGTTGTTTAAATGTAAGTAACGTTAGACCAATGACTTTTGTTTTTAACTTTTCAACAAAAAACTTTTCTAAATTATCAATAAAGAATTGTTCTAAGTCTACGTGTGTAGCAAAAGTATATTTAGTAATTTCACCTACATATTTTGTTTTTATTGTTTTTACTTTCATAATTACTAACTACAGTAGTATTGACAAGTTGTCAACAAGAACACATGAATAGTTGTATTTAAAAAGAGACAAAAATATCCTGAAGCAAAAAAGAGATTTGCAAAAAAAAAGCTACTAAGACTAAAATTCTAATTGAATTTTTTGATCTTGTAGCTGCACAATTTCAACTAACTTATCGTTAGCTTTTTTACCATAAGCTAAAGTATTAACTGGGTATCTGCCGTTAATCTTTTTTAACTTACTTATCTTTGACAGTAGACTCTTTCTCTCTTTTTCCGCCTGAGAGATTTTCTCTGTCAGTTCCTGGTACCTTGTCATCGTTACTTACCTCCTTCACGATAGAATGAGAAAGCTCTAATTTGTCTACATGGATTGTTGCATCTTGCGGTGGGGTACCTAGCTTTGCTAATTGAGCAACATCTAATCCATTAACTTTAACTTCTATAGAACCACCATAGAACCAAGTCTTTTCAAATTGCTTACTCATTATAATCACGTTCTAATATCATTTCCAGGTAATGTATAGCCTTTTTTATATCCTCTGCTCCGCCTTTTAACTTGTGCCTACAGGTATATTTTATGACGTTTCCCTCTGCAAATTGTAGATCATTGGAGTTTATAAAAAAGCCTGGCTCTATTTTAAATCCTTTGTAATGTATAGAACCTTTATTATATACTTCTGGTTTTACAATATCTCGATCGATCTTGCTGTCCCTGGTATTCTCTTTATCCATTTTCTCTTTTCTAAATTAGTTATAAATTGATGTACGTGTGATCTGGTTCTCATGTTATTCGCCTCCGCGATCTCTGTATACGAAGGCGAATATCCATGTTTACGAATATACGACTCAATAAACTTAAACATCTTGTGTTGTTTTTTAGTTAAGCCGTATTTCATTTTTAACTTAAGAAGTCATCGAGATTGTCAAAGTTGTTAGACTCTGCATTTCTCCCGAAACTTTTGTTGTTGTTGTTTCCCATTTTTTTTGTTTCTTGTACTGTAACGTTCATCACGCCATCAGTAATATATGCAAACCCTTCACACCATTTACCATTAATCGTAAAGTGCGCTGGAGTAATTTTGCCATTTGCATTTGGCTTGTCTCTCATTGGGTTTACAAAGTCAGGCAGCTTCGGATTGCTACCTTCTTTTTTCGCAGGGTTTTTTACAAGTTTAAACTTGCAAACTTGACCTGGCTTCGGTTGATATTGGTTGCTCATCGCTTCTCCAATTGTTGTTTAGTTTCCTTTAATTGAGCAAATATTTTTTTTGCTTTTAAAGGTTCATCTTTCAATAACCTGTTCAGCTGTTCTTGATGTTTGCCTAGAAGTTTATTGAAACTGGTTATGTCTTTTGCTTTACATAATTTTTTTATCAACTCATCTGATATAGATACAAGTTTCGGCTTTACTTTATTCATAGTCTCTCCTGTGTTACCAGGATAAGTATAGGTACCAGGTTGAAAGCCATCGTTTTTTTGATCTTCTAAATATTTAACTTCTTCCCAGGAGTATACGTCTCCATGTAATTGCAAAGCTTTTAATACTGCGCGGTCATACGCTCTTTTTTCTGCGACTGCTAAAGGAAATGCAAAGTCATTATTATATTGTGCTGCTTCACCAAACGTAGAATATTTTTTATTTTCTTTTATTGCTGTTGCTTTTACGACTGCAATCTTAGAAGCTAAATCAATATCCACTAACTCTACATCTACTGTTACGTTATATGCTTCCGCCATGTGTTCTATATCTTTGTGATAGATTGCAACATTACCATTGTTAAGATCATAACATCTTCCATCTTCAATTAATTTTCTAATGTATTCAATTGGAGTCATTTACAATATTCCTTTTTCACAGGCTCATTGCCAACTACATCAATAAACCAAAGATAAGAAAATGTTGTATTATCTTTGCTACATTTTTTGCCGACTGATATTTTATAATTTGTTTTATCTTGTTTCTTTGTTGCACATCCAGTTAATATCATTGCTGCACATACAAAAACTACGACTGTGCTCAGTAATTTTATTAAGTCATTATCTTTCATAAATTCTCCTATGTTAGCCTCCAGGGATTATTGTTGAACGTAGTACTTAACGATTGATTTAAAGGGATAACCCCTGAAGCTTGACTAAATAATTTTACATTACCTGACACAACATAAACAAAACCAAGTAGCATGATAATTACAACAATTGTTTCTATAACTGTCATTATGTATTTTTTTATTTTAAATTTTTTTTGTTTTTCTCTTAGCTGCTGGAAGCAATAATCTTTTACCAGATTGCTAGGTTTATATTGATTATGTTTTATAAATTTTTGTTCCATAACTCTTCGCCAATAATTCTATGATCTTCGTCCCACCAAAATACATTTGTTTTAAGTTCAACATCTTGGGTCCAGGTATGTTGTCCCTGGTGACGCGCTGCTAATCTTTCACGTCTAATACAAGTACGTCTCATCTTCTCATAATACTTTTCTCTGTTCTCAGGTTTTAACTGCTCACAATCATTTTCTGAATAGATTGAAAATTCATTTTCATTTGCAATTAATAAATATGGTTTGAAGCCAGTACATAATGCATAGAAATTTGTCTGCGCAAAATAATCATCCATAGGTATAGGCTTTGCAAGAGAGAATGAAGGTGTACCATCTGATTTATATTTACCAGTACGTTTTCTCCATTTTGTTTTTATTTCAATTAAACATTTATCACCATTCTCATCTAATCCAGCTAAGTCTACTTGACCCGATACAGGTAAGTCTACGCCAGGGAATATATGTTTGACTGGCAGCTCTGCAACTACGTCTCCATTTAATCCAATCGTTTCAATACCTTCCCAAATTCTTTCAAAAACTTTTTCAAAATTATCTAAATTATTTTGATGCTGTTCTTTATCTTGTTCGTTTCTTGGTTCGTATTTACTAAATGCTTCTATAGATTTTTTTAATATATTATTTTTTTTCATCTAATTCTTTTTGTTTCTCTCTACATTCTTTATACATTCTCATTTCTCGTTTTGCGTCTTCTTTTTCTCTCCACTCGGTTTTCATTTTAAAAGGTACAGTTGAACGCAAATCATAATTAACAAGATACTCATTCATCATTTTAATTAAATTACTTCCTACATCACAATAAACATCGTCAAAATTTTCAGGTATTTTAGTTGACTTCCATTTGAATTCTTTTTTTCCTGTTCCTAAAAAACCAGACTCAACAGTCGCTTTAAAAGGTAAAGAATCCAATTTATTTTTTGTGTAAAATTTAATGGTACCCTCTATTTCAAATCCATCTACATTATCATCAACTAATTTTTTAAAATCAGTAACGTTCATATTGTCTATTACCTCAAATTTACTATTTCCATCGTCTATCATTTATTCCTCTTTCTTTTTTTCATTTTTAAAAAACTTCTTTTTGTTTCTGTCATAAATTTTATCTGCAAATATTTCTGCCATTGCTTGACCAATAATTGCGCCAGCTTCCATCTTTGCGCTGCCTGGCATATTCGCTCGATCTTTTGCTGATAGATACAAATACAAATAACCCCAGTTATCATCAGGCTTTTGTATTTGTGAAGGTGATTGATGCGTCCATTCATATTGTTTTGCATACTCAGGAAGCTCTGTAATTCCTGCTTCGTTTAATAAATTATCTAATTCTTTTTTAAGTTCTTTTTTGTCAACGCTCATTGAACAAATCATTAATAATATTTGTACGTTTTGGCAACCATTTTTTTTTACTTGTTTTCGTTGTCAAATAGGCATAATGCAGAAGCATGAATAAGCTTGAAAAATATAGAGTTAAAAAGAAATTAACGTATAAACAATTAGCAAAACACTTATTAGTTGAAGGAAAATCCCCTCAATCTACAGTATTAAAATGGTGTAAAGGGACCCGTATCCCTAGACCCGAAAATATGAAAGTAATTTACAGAGCAACTAAAGGTCAGGTACAAGCCAAAGACTTTTATGAGTTCTAAATATTTTAGAAAGTTGGTGAGAATATATGCTGTCGACCATACCGCAGCGATGGACTGGAAGGATATTAGCGAAGCTAAGAATGAAACGCCGAACATCCCCTGGTTTACGGGTTTTATTATTCATCGCGATAAAGACAAAACGATTATTGTTAGTGACTATGACCCTATTGCTGGAGACGTTGGTAACAGGACTATTATACCTACTTGTACTATTAAGAAAATTGAGACGTTATGGGAGGATAAGTAGTGGCAAGACAAAACTATTTTAATAAAGGCGACCACTTCTCGGAGTTTCACCGCAAGTTTGATGGATTGTCGATGATTGATATTGATGGAATTGAAATTTGCAAAGAATGCAGCGAGCCGCTAGCCGTATTTGAAACTGCTTTTGACAAGGGTCAAACTTATAAGACTACTACAGTTACAGAGAAAGTTGCAATTGCTTTGAAGGTTCCAGGACTGTTGATTTTTTATAAGGTGGGAGAGTATGACCAGATTGAAAGCTTTAGAGTCACCAAGTTAACGCCTACCAGGGGTAAGGAATTTATTTTGAAGCCGATGGATTTTATAAAATATTTACAAAAATTACAATCCGATCAT